CTCGCCAAAACTCCTGTAAAGACTGAAGCTATGAATGTTGGATCTATTTTCTGTTGTGGTATTCCTGGGATAGAAACATAATTTAACGTCAAGATCGCACCCGACCACCCAAGAACTACAATTTTTATGAGTGTAGTAATAGCATTGGCTTGTTCTTCTTTATCATCTAAACCTTCTTTTAGTTTTTGAAAAGGATTTCTTTTATCAACTTTTTTATCATCCTTTTTTTCTTCTAGGATTTCCGCATCTTTCTTCTCTGGCATTTGTAATATTTAACTGCTACTGATTAGTATAGGATTATGACACTTAATAGAAATCAAAACATAACTGTGAACATATGCTATGACTTACATGGCCATAGAGAATGCGTCACACTAAATAAGCATGACGCACTTAATTTACGTAATCACGTAGAAGGTAATGAAGGAGCTGTTTGGTGGTTTAATGCCACCTAATAACTACTTTTTACTTGAAGAAAATAGACCTTTTTTTATAAAATCTACAGCCTTATCATCAATAGTATTATCTGTAGATTCAGCCAACTTTGTTAATAAATCTATGATTAACTGTTTGACTTGAGGTGTGTTTAGAAATCTGAACAGAATAGGACGAATAAGAGCAACCATTTTAGATAAAGAATTTATATCTATATTCTATGGTGTTTTTTTATAAAAGAAAAAAGATTTATGCTCATCTGAGATTTTCCAGTCAGGATCTTCATTTTTCTTAAACCATTTTTTCCAAACACGAAATTGTTTATCAGAGCTGGCTGCTTCACAACGTATAGCCATGCCATCTCCCTCTGGTAGTTCAGCTAACCATTTACGCATAATATTGATACAGATCCAATGAGCATGTTGGTTTCTTTTCTTGGGTTTATTTGTACTTAACTTGTAGACTCTTGAGCGTTTAGATCTCCGACACATCCAATCATTTATTTGACGATTACTTTTACTTATTGCCCAACCTACTAACCAGACTTTTCCTGTCGATATACTCATGTAGGGATGGATATTCATCTTACAAATGAATTGATCTTCCAGGAGGAACTTAATTGTTTTAGATTTTCTTTTTATCCTATACGTCATACATACGGCATTGCTGCTCATATGGTATCTCTTTACAACGCTCTTTAAACTTTTCTGTCCAGGTTTTTGTTTCTACTTTGCTTTTAATTAAAATGTCATCATAAACAGTGTCATCAAATCCAAGATAAGGATAATTAGGAACACGTTCAATAGTCATAACTATTTAAGGCTTAGTGGTCAGAGGTACAAGGATATCTGGAAACTTTTCATAATCCTGTCGTTCCCTACTCCATGCTGTCTTCCATTCTGTCAGAGAATGTTCGTGATCTTCAGCACCTGTATAGTTAGGTGTTGTATCACAAATGAAATCATCTTGTGTTGTTGTATTTTCAAATAACAAACGGTCATAGTCCTCAGTAAGTAATACAGGGAATGGGTCTGCCATTTCTATTACTACACCTACCGCATATTCAAAAGGTGTATTAAGGGTACTAGAAACACAAAGTAAATATTCACCAATAGATAACGGATAATACCTGGGATCACCTTTGTCTAATCTCCTGGAATCATACTGAAACTGATTATACAGATGTGAACCAGCTGCCATAACAGTACCAATATATGGATTCAATACTTCTCCATCTCTCGTAATAGTTATACTGTCATCATCAAAAATACCTCTACCGACAATTGGATTTTTATTTATATCGTAAGCAGATACATTAAAATATTTTTCATAACCTCCTCCTTTAGCAATAATTATCCATGCTGTTGTTTCAATTTTAAATTTAAACCAGTGATTAATAGTTCCTCCACCATATCCTCCACTTATTGGTTGACTTGTTCCTCCTAATGTACCTTTTAGATAACGAATAGAAGTCTCATCAAATGTTCCAACTGGTAATGGATTGCTAGCCGTTCTTTGTCTTTGAGTAGCTTGGTTCCTAGCCATTATATTTTTAAAATGTCTTATCCCTCATCATAATCCGGGGCATCCTCTACATGTAATGGATGAGCAATAGTTGCTTTATAGGATTCTGTTATTATTTCTTGTTCTCTATTTAATGTTTTAGCTTTACATATACGCATTAATTTTTCTGCATTAAAGTCTGTATCGAAAGGATGTAGTTTTTTAGGAGGAAAACCACAGTTCCAACTAGATACCATATGTAAAGGATTGCCACACCATGGGTTATTACACATCCTAGTTACCACCATTGCTCCTACATCTCCCCATGCACATTGATAGATAGCTTTATGAGCAGTAACATTTTCAGATTTCTGTTTACTATAAAAAGTTCTATAAGACGGAAAGCATACTCTGCGAGGACACTTCTTACCTGGAAGATCTATTTCCCAACATTCATTAGGTTCTTTTATTTTTACTCGTTTCCAAAGCTTATAGTATTTATTTTTGAAGTCGTTACCTAAGTAATTTAAATCAAAACCACATATATTTGATTTGATTTTAATAGCACAGTGATAACACCAGTGACCTTCTATATCACGAATATTATGACCGTGGACACAAGGAAAGCCTCGGTAGTAACCTTGTTCCTCTAGTTCATGTTCTGTAACACGATCTATATTCTTGATATGGCGAAAGCTAACACTTTCTAATGTATTGATAATATTTGCCATATCAAAGTACCAACCGAGATCTTAATACTGAAGTTCTATAAGTAGGTATTAAATCTAAACGATTATCTTTAATACTATCTACGGTAACTGCATGTTCTACACTATGTTCATCTGGACATTGTCCTGTACGTAAATAATAAACAATTCGATGTACCATATATACCTCATTATCTACGCAAACCATATAAAAACCTGTTGATTTATTCAGTCGTCCAGCGGGATCTCCGGGCTTATAGGAGGCCTTCTTAATTTTCCATACCAAACCATTCGGGCACTCATCTGAGAGCTTAAACATCTGTTTTAACTGCCAAAGAGGGGGCATTGGTTTGTATATACGTGACATAAAACTGAGAATGAAACAGAATTCTTTTTGATATTAACCTAAATAACAGTATGTCAATAGTGTATGTTGCTATTCTTAGTATTTTATTTAAGACTCATAAGACTAGGAATAGAACGTACACTAATTTAAGAGTGTTATTTATTGTAGAACAAAAAGAAATTAATCTCATTCTTAGTTTTACTACAATTTTTAGACAAAAAAATTCCCGCCGATTGCCTCTCCTAACAATCAACGGGAACCTGTTCCACTGATAACAAGGCTCATGCGGACCTTGTTAGCTAGATGATAGCACTCTACCGTAGTCATCTTCAAGTCTTTGTATATCATCTTCAGAAAGTTTTTCGCCCAGTTGAATTTCTACAAACATTAGTCCTCCTGGACCACCCTTAGCTCTATGGATGGTATTAACAGGAACTTTTATGCAGTTACCTATTCTAGCTATTGACCATATACCACCTATAAAAAATTCTCCCTGACCAGAGACTGTATTCCAAACTTCGCTTCTATGCTTATGAGTCTGTAAACTTAATTGATGATCTTCTTTTATGTTGATCATCTTAAGTTTGTATCCTGGACCTTCGTAAAGATCTTTATACCAACCCCATGGTTTAAAAACTATTTTCATTTTTTTAATTTCCTCTTAGCTTTCTTTTTCTTTTTAGGTTTAGCATCTGTTGAGTGATCTACATTATTCAACGCATCTTGAAATATACCAGAGAATTGTGCTGCTATATTTTCCCAGTGGAAACGAGGATCTCTTACTCTTTCATAGCAAAGTTCTGCTGTTGCATCAAGTTTTTCTCTGTTTTCATATAGGTCATTAAGGATCTCCGTAAGGTGATGAGTTGAAGGGCAAGGCATTTCCCTAGAATAATTGGTGTCAACATCTATGTGATCGCAACGGATTAAGCGGCCATATCCTTCAAAGATTTCTTTACAGGATGTGTGACTAGGAACTACTTGAGCTACTCGACAGGCTGCATGCTCAAAGTTTACGAGCCCCCAGCCTTCTCCTTTACATGTGTTTACCCCTACATCTGCGCAGTTATATATAGTGTTTAACGTATCAACTTCAACATTGGGAGGACCTTCACTATCTGCTGTAAGAATAATACGACCATTAGGATCTAACCCATTTTTTTTCATCTCTCTATCAAATACATGCATTAAATCCCAACCTTGATCTTTCTTACCCATATGCATGTATAGCTGAGTATCTGGTTTGTCTTTTGCAAATTTAGCAAAAGCAGCAATAGTTATATCTTGTCGTTTACGGAATTGATTTCTATTTCCATTAAACACAATAAATATATCTTCTTTAAGACCTAGTTTTTTTCTGGCTTCTTTTTTATCAATGGGATAGAACTGACCTGGTGTAACTCCATGAGGTACAACTGCTACTGGTTTATTAATACCACCTTTTATAAATTCTCTAGCTCCAAATTCTGTATAGCAAACAACGCTATCCCAATCATTTGCTGTATCAGCTAAACAACCAGTCCAGTTATATGAATCCATAGGTGCATACCCTACAAACTTAAACTTACCTTCTTTATGAAAATCTTTAATACGTCTATATTGTTCGTTAGCAATCCACATATCATTAATAGTAAAAATAATATCAGGTGCTTCTGCATGAACTATTTCTCTAATACGTTCTTCTCCAAAAGGTGCTGTTTGAAATCTATTAGATGAAGGATACATTTTATACTTCTTCTGCAAAGGATGAGGATCACCCCACCAGTTATGCCCAAGAACTACTATTTCAAAATCATCTTTTATATATTTCAGTACGTTTTCGGTTACTCTTGAAAATCCAGTCATAGCTACTATGTCTCCTGACCATAGCAACTTAGGTTTTTTACTCATTTATATTTAGTAATCTTTTTTAACTATACACAATTTAGTTAGTTTTTTCAGGTTCTTTTTCTAACATATTGCCGTACTGTTCTCTCCATGTATCTTTATCTAAACCCACCTGTACAATAGAGGGGTATTTTTCATATTTAGGATCACCAGTTCTACAAGCAATATTTATCACTCTCATACCTCTTCTGTCTTTCATTTTGTATATATTTAAAGCTAATTGATGTACACAAACATCCATTAATAATGTTTCAAATCTACTTCTACCTAAGATATTGCTGTTTGATGCTCTAGAAAATTCACAGTAACTAGCGTATAACCATTTGTCATGAGCCATATAAATATGTGAAGAACCAGAAGGAGCACTCTTAGCTAAACCAATAGGAGCTGATGCCCCTGGGTCAAATACTAAACAGTGTTCCATCCAATCCATAATTTGATTAGATTTAAGAATCTGTTCTCTATGATGCTTAGCAAAGAAATCAACTTTCTTATTTGTTTCCATTAGATATTCACGCATATCTGCTTCAGACATGTCTAATACCCAGTTAACCAATCCTGGAAGTAAAGGAGCAAAATCCCCAAGAGGATTACCTTTATCATCCATATCAATTAAGGTGCGCTGTTCAGCTGAGCTACCAGTGAAAGGTCTATCAAAAGGAATAGTAAGACGACGACGTGCAAGCCCAGATGTAGGATCTGTCGTTTGAATGGGTTCATTAGCAGTT